GGATGGTTAGAAGGCTCATTAGATGTACCTGCAATGCAAGCTAGCATAGCTGCAACTATTCAATCTGAGATTACACCAGTAAATGAAGACTTATACTTTACATGGCAAAATCCAGTACCACCAGTACCACCAGTAGAAGAGGAAGAAGCTGAATAGGTAAATATCACTTAAAACAAGTGATAATAAAGATTAAGCATATATCTGATTTTTTGGTTCGCCTCAGGTATATGTAACAACAGTGAACCTTAATCCATTAAATATATATAAAATGGCAGACAAATTTTTAAACATTAACATAGTGAGCGCTGGAGTTTCAGTGATTACTCCTATGAAAATCTCAAACATTTCATCAATTACTTCAGCAGTTGCTGGAGGAAATGTACCTACTTTTACAATCAGATATGCTGATGGTGGAACAGTAGCTTTAGTTGGACCTACAGCAGGTGCAGCTGCATCTGGAGACTATTCTCCAATAACAGATGTTCAAAGAGCAGCAGTTATTAGAGGCCTATGGCAACAAGTTATTGCAGGAATTGCAACTCCTTGGAACTTACCTGTATTACCAGGAGCAAACAGAGCTTGGGATCAAACAGTATCTCCACAACCACAAGTACCAGTTGTACCCGCAGGACAAGGTGCTGCTAATCCAGCATTAAGCGCTAAAGTTTCTATCCAATTAGTTGGTGGTGAAACTGCAGGAGCAGCTACAGGAATTTTCAATTTTGTAAGTGTAGGATAAACCTTATTTTATTAACCCTTAATTTTAAAACCAATGACCTTTTATTACCAGACTAGTTCGTGGAATAGTCAACCACAACCCAACGAAGAAACTATTAATTTTTGGAAACATCTTTCAGAGAAAAAACACTGGAGAATAGTACAATTACCAAATGGCTTTTTTCAAACCGAGTACCAACAACCTGCAAAGGAAGATACTTGGATCGACGTAACCCGAAGAGAAACTCTTGAAGCAGCAGAAGTAGCTATTGATTCGTCAGTAGAACATTATGCTAAGAAAGTAGATTTTTTGAAAGGACCAAAAGTCGTAAAAACCTTTAAATAAATAAATCAAATTTAATCTAATCTAATTATGTCAGACAAACTTGTCAAGAATCTTAACTTCGGTAGCGATGCCAAAGATAAGATATTTAAAGGGATAGATAAACTCACAAAAGCTGTTAGCTCCACATTAGGAGCTAGCGGCAAATGTGTTATCCTTGAAAATGAAAATGGCCAACCAGTTATAACCAAAGACGGTGTTACTGTGGCTAACTCAATAGTATTATACGATGCTGTTGAAAACATGGGAGCAACATTACTAAAAGAAGCTGCTAGAAAAACTGTAGAAGAAGCCGGTGACGGAACTACTACCGCAACAGTTTTAGCTAGATCAATTTTGGTACAAGCAAGCTCTAAAAATATTAATTCAAGAGAATTAAAAACAGGAATAAATTCTGCAGTAAAAAAAGTTATTAAATATTTAGAAAAAAATACTATACAAGTAACTGGTGATATGATTGATCAAGTTGCTACTATATCTTCTAATAATGACACCGAACTAGGTAAACTAATTGGTGGAGCTTTTAAAAGTGTAGATAGAACAGGTGTTGTAATGATGGAAGAGTCAAAAGATATTGAATCTTCTGTTGAAGTTGTTGATGGTATGCAATATGATAAACCAATTAAAAGTTTACATTTCATAACTGATCAAGCAAAAGGTACAGCAGAACTAGACGATCCTTTAGTTTTAATTGTTGAATCACAAATTGATAGTGTAAGAAAAATACAAGGTATTTTAGAATACGCTATAAAAAATAATGAATCTTTATTTATTGTTGGTGATGTAGACCCTCAAGTTTTAGCCGCATTAGCTATGAACAAAATGAAAGGCAATATTAAAGTATGTATAGTAGACGCGCCGACGTACGGGTTTACTAAAAAAGAAAAACTTAACGACTTAGCTTTAATGACTGGATCTACAGTTATTAATGAAGACTTAGGTGATGACATGGATTTAATAGATATTAGTCATTTAGGAAGATGTAAAAAAGTTATTAGCGGTAAATATGATACTGTTATACAAATTGAAGAAACTCCTGAAGAAGTTAAAGAAATAATTAAAGATGTTAAGAAAAAGCTTCAAACTGAGAAAGTAGCAGGTTTTGTTATAGCTCACGAAAAAAGACTTGCGTTATTAGCTGCTAAAGTTGCTATAGTAAAAGTTGGTGCTAATTCTGAAATTGAATTAAAAGAAAAAAGAGATAGAGTCGAAGACGCTATCTGTGCTACAAAGGCCGCAATCAAAGAAGGTATTGTATCTGGTGGAGGAATTGCTCTGCTAAATGCATCATCATCTATAAAAGCTGAATCAGAAGCTGAACAAGTTCTGCTAGACGCTATTAAAGCTCCTTTTAAGACAATATTAGACAATGCTGGTATAATAGACTATACAGCACCTAAAGTCATAGGAGAAGGATTAGATGTGGTTACGGGAAATATGGTTAACATGATTAATGATGGTATTATTGACCCATTGTTAGTTACAAAAAGTGCTCTTTTAAACGCGGCTTCAGTAGCAACTACTATTTTATCAACTGATTGTATAATTAATAATATAAGAATACATGAAAGCGATAGGTAGTAATTTAATTATAAAAAAAATAGAAGAATCAAATCAATCTACAAAAGGTGGTTTGCTTCTTACAGAAAAGCAAAGAGAAGATGTAAGATTCCAAAAGGCTGAAGTATTTAAAGTAGGCGATGGAGTTGTAGCAGTAAAAGAAAAAGATATTATATATTTTGATAAAGCTGCTTCGCATAGAATAGAAATAAATAAAGAACCTTATCACGTTATTCGACAAGAAAACGTTGTCGTTGTTTTATGAAAAAGCTATCAGCAAGAGATGTAAAAGATCTTAATTTGCTAAAACATTATCGTATAATACGTAAATGGGCTTGTAAAAACAACGACTTAAATGATGCGGATCTTGAGTTATTAATATATTTTGATTGCATGGATCTTTTTACTAAGCATGATTTTGAAATAGGTACATATTCTTATAGTTGGGATAATAGACGCTGGAACAGGTTATTAAAAGAAGAGTGGATTGTTGTATGGAGACATAGAAACAGAACAACTCAAAAATATAATATATACAAAGTTTCATTCAAGTGTAAACAACTTATAAGTAGAATGTATCGAATCATGTTAGGTGAAGAAGATATCCCTGCTAGTGAAAGAAGAAATAAATTAATTAAAGGAAATAGTTACACAGACAAAGTACTGACACAAGCTATATATAACGTAAACAAAGATAAAAACAGATAATAATGAAAACATTTGATTCAATTAACAAACAAAATACCACTGGTATGTCATTAGCTCAGCAAGCTAACATGGAACTTAGTGATCCTATGGTAAATAACAACATGAATGATATTCAAAATTTTTCATCAAACCCGTCTATGAATACATTTAGCGATAGCGTTTCACGATCAGGAGCTGGTATATATGGCTCACAAGATCAAAGACAAAGATCTGTAGGTTATCCTTTAAATGACGGAACTCCATTAATGAAGAAATGCAATTATAAAAAATAATAAATTATGATAGAAGATAAAGCACACACACACGCGTCTAAAAACGACAACGTTGGTATAGTAGGTGAATCTCACATATGGGATGGTCCTTTAGACCAAGCTGGTAGATTACATGGTCAAGGATCTAGTAATGGACGTACTGGTATGAAATTAAAGCTCGCTGCTACTCCTTATTCTGGAATGGGTATACCTACTGTATGTAGAGCTCAACATCAGTCTAGATAGTATGATAAGCAAACATATTAGTTATAATGAAGCAATTCATTCTAACACAGCTAAAAGATTTAGTATAGAAAATATACCTAATGAAGAGCAAACAAATAATATGAAAAACTTAGCTGAAAAAATATTTGAACCACTAAGATTGTGGGTTGGTGGACCAATAAAAATCAATAGCATGTTTCGTTCTGAAGAATTAAACAAAGCTATAGGAGGATCATCTAGCTCGCAGCATTGCAAAGGTATGGCAATAGATCTAGACGATGTATATGGACACAAAACTAACGCAGAAATGTTTGACTGGATATGTAATCATTGTAACTTTGATCAAATCATATGGGAGTTTGGTGATGATAAAAACCCGGCTTGGATACATGTCAGTTATATAAGCGTAGATAAAAATAGAAACAGAAAATTACTAGCTGAAAAAGAGTTTGGTAAAACAGTATATAAAATCATAAAATAATGAGTAAATTTTCAAGTCCGTTCCTGAAAAAAGACTGGATACAAGCAGTAACAAAAGACATTAAAGCTAGAGGCACTGAAGGTGTTTGTACTGGTGATAAATATGGAAGTAACAGTTGTCCTCCAGGAAGTAAAAGATATAATTTAGCAACAACATTTAAAAAAATGAATAAATCATGATAATAAACACGAGTTCATTTACTAGTTCAATTCCGGTAGCGCCTAGTAATACTATAAATATACCGGGACCTACGGTTAGATTTAGAAGTTCTTCAACTGCTACAACTCCAAATGGCATACCAAAGCAATTAATTGATGCTAACGCTAATTTTGTGACTACATACAACGCTGATGGTTCTGTACTTAATCAAGGTGTTTCTGTAGGTATGGTAGTATATAACATGTTTGCTATAACTGCTTCAACTACTAACGCGCCTTTAGTAGCTACAGTAGTAAGCGTAGTTAACAATAATACATTATTACTTTCTGCAGATATATTTCCATTTGCTGGAGGCGCAGCTGTATCAGCTTATAATATATATGATGCAAATGAGGTTTCTCCTCCAGGCGCACAGATATATGTTGGAACTGCGGGTAATTTATATGTAGAAACAATCAATGGAGATTTAATATTTATTGAAGATGTACCAGCTGGTAATATACTACCGGTTGTTGTACAAAAAGTATTAGTTGGTGCTGCTGCTGCTGGTGGTCAACCAAACACAGAAACTACAGCAGGAAAATTAACAGCATTTATATAACATTAAACAAAAAACAAAATGAACAAATCAAGAAAAAGAATAGCTCAAGATTACGCTCGTAACGCAATAGTAGATGGTGATACTAAAGCTGGAAGATACGAAAAAAAGATGGCTGTAAAAGAAGCAGCTGGTGAAGGACCTAAAATGTATGGTAAAAAAGAAAAAGGACCTAAAAGTTTTGAAGGCGGAGCTCACAGAGGAGAAATAAAACATAATAAAGAAGGAGATCATTTAGGACCTAAAATGTATGGTGCTCATAAAGACAAAGGAGCTAAAATGTACGGTAAAGATCATGGACCTAAAATGACATCAGACCCAAAATCATACAGATCTTCTATTGCTCAGCACTGGCATAAAGAAAATTTACTTAGTGAAAATCCTATTGCAAGAAGAGCAGCTGGTAAATAATGAGTTTTACTATGAAAGGTGCTCCTTATTGTACCTGTACTCTTAACACACCAATATATCATAGAGATATAGATGGAGGCGCTTTAGGTATGGCTAATGATAATGGCACTATAATAGTAGATAAAGATATTAATTCTAAGCAAGAAAAAAAAGTCATTAAACACGAACAAGTTCATTTAGACCAAATGGAAAGAGGAGACTTGGCTTATGATGAAACATCAGTTACTTGGAAAGGTAAAAGATATTTAAGAAAAAACATGGATGAAGGTAACAAGAACCTTCCATGGGAAAAAGAAGCATACAAAAATAGTTAAAAAAATAAATTATGGGATCACCATTTAAAATGAAACCTGGATCTGGATCAAGTGCTAAAAACACAGGAAAAGGATTATCAGAAAGAGGATTAGTGCCAGATAGAGGACCTAAAATGCACAAAGGAGTTGTTCACGATAGTGAAAGCCTTAAAAACACAGCAAGAGAAGGCTTTTTAGCTAATACACCACAGGCTACTTCATTAGGTTTTGATAATAGTAATTTTGATCCAAAAAGTGGATCATATTCACCAAAACCAGTTAAAGTAGAAACGTTTGATAATGAAAAGTTTTTAGAAGGTGGTAACAAGCCATATAAAATGAACGATCCAAAAGCAAGAAAAGCTTTTAAAAAAGACTCTATAAGTTTTGCTAAAAGAAACAAAAGCGAGTCAATACAATTGAATTCTTTAATGGACAAAGACAATAAAGTTTTTGAAAAGTAAAGTAAACTTATTATGAGTGATTATACATATAGTATAAACAATCAAATATAATTAAATGAAAAAACTATTAACACTTAGTTTAATGTTACTTGCATTAAACATTTCTGGTCAAATGAAAAACCTTGAAGGTACATGGAAATCTGAAGGAACTGAATATGTAACCTCAATATTTCATAAAAAAGGTAAATTTATTTTTACAAATGTTGGCCCTGAAAAATCAAAAGAAGTTGTTGTAAATAAAGGTAAAGACTTTGTAACAACAAGGCTAGACAATCCTTCAAATGGATATAAAGTTGTAATAAAATACACAATGATAAATAAAAATAGCGTTAAAGCTAAGTTTGTTGGTGATTGGGAAGGTGTTTTAATATATTATAGATACGATGAGTAAAAAAAAATTTAACGAAACTAAAGTAGGAAAGTTTTTAAGTAAAGCAGCGCCAGGTATATTAGATTTAGCTGGTAATGTATTGCCTGATGCTGGTGTGCTAGGTCTTGTTAAAAATTTAATACATAAAGATACTGCACTGCCGCCAGAAGATAAAGAAAAAGCACTAAAATTATTAGAACAAGATATGATTGAAATGCAAGAAGTATCAAAGCGTTGGGAAAGCGATATGAAAAGCGATTCATGGTTAAGTAAAAATACACGCCCGTTGTCTTTGATTTTTTTATCTGTAATGACTATAGCTTTTATATGGGTTGATAGCCATGAAAGTATATCTTTTACAGTAGAGCAAGAGTGGATAGGTTTATTAAAAACTTTAACTACAACGGTTTACGTAGCATATTTTGGTTCACGAGGAGCGGAAAAATTTAAAACTATAAGTAATAATAATAAGTAACAATAATTAATAACAATTAAAATTTAATCAAATGAGTAAAGATTTAAAGATTACAGACAAAGAATTAGAAACAATTAAAGAACAACAACAAAAAATTCAAACAGTTGTTTATGATTTAGGAGCATTAGAAGCTAAGAAATTTGAAATTTCAGGAGCGTTAAAAGATTTTAACGATGCTTTAAACGAAACTAAAAAAGAATTAGAAGAAAAGTACGGGCAAGTTAACATTAACTTACAAGACGGATCTTATGAAGAAATTGTACCAGAGGTAGAAGCTGAAGAGGTAAAGTAAAATGAACTCTGTTATAAGAAAGATAAGTATAGGCTCGGACTATAAAAACGAAGCAATGCATTACTCTGTAGGTCAACCTGTTTATGGTGGTCATACAATTAGTAGTATATCTTTAGAAAAATCTGACAATTCTTATAACATATATATTAAAAAAGACAATGAGGTTATGCCGTGGAAGAAGTTTAATTCTAACATGGCTATCTCTGTTGAATACGACTTAGAGTATTAATGAATAGTATATATGATTTTATTATAACTCCTAAAAATAGTAGATATAATAATACAAAAAAAATTGGTGATAAAACTTTAATATTAAACACTAGTATTGAAGATCATAAACTTGTTAGCAAAGAAGCAGTAATTGTTTCAGTACCTTTAGCGTTTAAAACAATGTTAAAACCTGGTGATGAAATAATAGTACATCATAATATATTTAGAAGATGGTATGATGTAAGAGGTAAAGACAGAAATAGTGGTCAGTACTTTAAAGAAGATTTGTATTTTTGCAAACCAGATCAATTATATTTATATAAAAGAAAAGATAAATGGTTAGCTATAGGGCAAAGATGTTTTATAAAACCGTTAAAAGACAATAGCGTTTTAAACAATGAAACTGAGGTAAAACATATTGGAATTCTAAAAATAGGTAATAGTTCGTTAGAAGCTCTAGGAATTAATCCTGGGGATGTTGTAGGTATTAAACCAGGTAGAGAATGGGAATTTATTATAGACGGTCAACGTCTTTATTGTATGAAATCAAATGATATTGTTATAAAATATGAACACGAAGGAAACGAAGAAGAATATAATCCAAGCTGGGCACATAGCAGTTGAGGAACTTATTAAAGTTGCTAAAGAAGCTATTGTAGATTCAGACGAAGATATATCAGCTGACAGACTTAAAAATGCTGCAGCTACAAAAAAACTAGCTATATTTGACGCGTTTGAAATACATAACCGTATTGTAGAAGAACAAAACATGCTAGATGAAAAACCTAAGGAAGTTAAAAAAGAAACTACGTTTCGTGGTTTTGCTGAAGGAAGATCTAAATAATGTACGAACAAACACTATATAAAGTATTACCTGATTACATTAAACCTAAGATTCTTAAACGAATGAATAGGTATAATAAATGGGAGTATGGATATAATGATGATCACGATATGATTGTTATATCTAAAACTGGGCAAATAGGAGAGATTTATGAAATACAAAATCTTAAAATAGCTTTACCATTAGCAAAAAATGTATACAAGTTTGAAGAAGATAAATGGACTAGATTTGAATACTCAAAAGAATTACAAAGAATAAAAACAGTTTTTGACTGGAGAGAATATCCTGATGAATTTAAAGAAAAGTGGTACGACTATATTGATCTTGAATTTAAAAGACGTGAAGAAGGTTTCTGGTATATAAACAAAGACAAACCTATATTTTTAACTGGTACACATTATATGTATTTGCAATGGTCAAAAATTGATGTTGGCCAACCAGATTTTAGAGAATCAAATAGATTATTTTTTATATTTTGGGAAGCATGCAGGGCAGATTATAGAAGTTACGGCATGTGTTATTTAAAAAACAGACGATCTGGATTTTCATTTATGGCTTCAGGTGAAACTGTTAACATGGCTACAATGTCTACTGATGCACGTTTTGGTATATTATCTAAATCAGGTAGTGATGCTAAAAAAATGTTTACAGATAAAGTAGTACCAATATCAGTTAATTATCCTTTCTTTTTTAAACCTATACAAGATGGTATGGATCGACCTAAGACAGAGTTAGCATATCGTGTACCAGCGTCTAAGTTTACAAGAAGGTCTATAGTATCTACAGATAAACCAGAGGATCTTGCAGGTCTTGATACAACTATTGATTGGAAAAATACAGGTGATAATGCTTATGATGGTGAAAAACTAAGACTATTAGTACATGATGAAAGTGGTAAATGGGAAAGGCCTAACGATATACAAAACAATTGGCGAGTTACAAAAACTACCCTTAGACTAGGTTCTAGGATTATAGGTAAATGCATGATGGGATCAACATCAAATGCTTTAGATAAAGGTGGTAGAAACTTTAAAAAATTATATGATGACTCAGATGTTACAAAAAGAAACGCAAATGGACAAACACGTTCAGGACTCTATTCTTTGTTCATACCTATGGAATGGAATTACGAGGGATACATTGATTCTTATGGCTATCCTGTCTTCAACACACCATCAAAAAAAGTGTATGGACCTCATGGAACGCCAATCAAAATTGGGGTTATTGAATACTGGGACAATGAGGTAGAAGGTCTTAAAGAAGATTCTGATGGTTTAAACGAATTTTATAGACAGTTTCCTCGCACAACTAAACACGCTTTTAGAGACGAGTCTAAGATGTCTTTATTTAATCTAAGTAAAATATACGAACAAATAGATTACAATGAAGACTTAAAGCAACAAAGAGTAGTAACTCAAGGTAGTTTTCAATGGGAAAACGGAATAAAAGATACAAAAGTTATATTTGCACCTAATAAAGATGGTAGATTTATAATATCTTGGGTTCCACCGTTAAATCTACAAAACAGAGTTATAAACAAAAATGGTATAAAATATCCAGGCAATGAACATATGGGTGCTTTTGGTTGTGATAGTTATGATATATCAGGAACGGTAGACGGTAAAGGTTCTAATGGGTCTTTACACGGTTTAACTAAATTTAGCATGGAAGAAGCTCCTGCTGATCATTTCTTTTTAGAATACATAGCTAGACCACAAACTGCAGAAATATTTTTTGAAGATGTTTTAATGGCCTGTATTTTTTATGGCATGCCGATACTTGCAGAAAACAACAAACCTAGATTACTTTATCATTTTAAACGTAGAGGTTATAGAGGTTACTCAATGAATAGACCAGATAAAACATATATGAAATTATCTGTAACAGAAAGAGAGATTGGTGGAATACCTAACTCTAGTGAAGATATAAAACAAGCACACGCTGCAGCTATTGAGTCTTACATAGAAACAAGAGTTGGTTTTTTAGGAGACATGTATGGAGATATGTATTTTCAAAGAACATTAGAAGATTGGGCTGTGTTTGATATAAATAGTAGAACTAAACATGATGCTACGATTAGTTCAGGCCTAGCAATAATGGCTTGTAATAAAAATAGATATGCACCAGTTAATAAATTAATAAGAAAACCTATTGATCTTGGAATTAAAAGATATAATAATAAAGGTGATATTTCAAAAATAATTAAGTAAATGAAAGTATATACAAATCCAAATAGTGCCTTCCCTAGTCAAGTAGTTAGTGACGAAGAAAAAAGTTCTTGGGAATACGGAAAACAAGTTGCTTTAGCTATACAAGGCGAGTGGTTTAGACAAGGTGGGCAAGGTAACAGATTTTCTACTTCATTTAATAGATTTCACGGTTTAAGATTATACGCTAGAGGAGAACAATCAGTTCAAAAATATAAAGATGAGTTAGCAATTAATGGTGATTTGTCTTATTTAAATTTAGATTGGAAACCAGTTCCTGTTGTGTCTAAATTTGTAGATATAGTTGTAAATGGTTTATCTAATAAAACTTACGAAATAAAAGCATACGCTCAAGATCCTGAGTCTATGAAAAAAAGAACTAATTACGCTAACGCTATATTAGAAGACATGTATGCTAAACAGTATTTAAGTAGCATAAAAGACACCATAGGTGTAAATCTTTTTAGTCAACCAGATCCAGAGGCTTTACCTGAAACTGAAGAAGAGCTTGATCTTCACATGCAATTAAGTTATAAGCAGTCAATAGAAATAGCTGAAGAAGAAGTTATTAATAACATATTAGCAAAAAACAGATATGATTTAATTAACCGTAGAGTTAATTATGATTTAACTGTTTTAGGTATAGGTGCTTCAAGAACTCATTGGAATAAAGCTAATGGAGTTACTATAGACTACGTTGATCCTGCTAAACTTATATATTCTTATACAGAAGATCCAAATTTTGAAGATATATATTACGTAGGAGAGGTTAAATCAATGACTATTCCTGAGATTAAAAGACAATTTCCTAATTTATCTTCTGAAGAATTAAAACGTATACAAGATATGCCTGGAAACAGAGATCAAATTTCAGGTTGGAACACATGGGATCCAAACACGGTGCAAGTTTTATTTTTTGAATATAAAACTTATAATAACCAAGTGTTTAAAATAAAAGAAACTGAGTATGGTTTAGAAAAAACTATTCAAAAAACTGATAGTTTTAATCCACCGCCAAGTGATTCTTTTTCTAAAGTATCAAGAACTATAGAGGTATTATATAATGGCGCTAAAGTACTAGGTTTAGATAATCAAATATTACAATGGGAGTTAGCTGAAAACATGACTCGCCCATTTGCAGATACTACTAAAGTTGAAATGAGTTACACTATAGCGGCTCCTAGAATATATCAAGGACGCATAGACTCATTAGTTAGCAAGATAACAGGTTTTGCTGACATGATACAATTAACTCATTTAAAGTTACAACAAGTTATGTCTAGAATAGTACCAGATGGTGTATTCTTAGATATGGACGGTTTAGCAGAGGTTGATTTAGGTAATGGAACAAATTACAACGCGGCTGAAGCACTTAACATGTATTTTCAAACTGGTTCGATAGTAGGTAGATCACTTACTCAAGAAGGTGAAATGAACAGAGGTAAAGTTCCAATACAAGAATTAACAAGCTCTAGTGGCCAAGCTAAAATACAAAGCTTAATACAAACGTATCAATATTATTTACAAATGATACGTGATGTAACCGGTCTTAATGAAGCTCGTGATGGTAGCATGCCAGATAAAGATGCTTTAGTAGGATTACAAAAAATGGCTGCTAATCAATCTAATATAGCTACAAAACATATACTTAATTCAAGTCTTTGGATTACCCTTAAAACTTGTGAAAATGTATCGCTTAAAGTTGCAGACTCAATAAACTTTCCACTAACTTTAAATTCATTAAAAAACAGCGTTTCAATTTACAACACAGCTACGTTAAATGAAATACAAAAAATAAATCTTCATGATTTTGGTATTTATTTAGAACTAGAACCAGAAGAGGAAGAGCAAGCTCAACTAGAGCAAAACATACAAGTTGCTTTGTCTAAAGGCGGTATTGATTTAGAAGACGCTATTGATATACGTCAAATTAAAAACTTAAAGCTAGCTAATGATTTACTTAAACAAAAACGTAAAAAGAAAATAGCAAGAGAGCAAGCTCAAAAACAACAAATGATTGAGGTTCAAGCTAGCGCTAATGCTGACGCTGCTGAAAGAGCTGCTATGGCTGAGGTTCAAAAAAACCAAGCTTTAACAGAAAGCGAAGTACAAGAAGCTCAAGCTAAATCACAAATGGAAATACAAAGAATGCAAATGGCATCTCAAATCAAACAACAAGAAATGGAAATTCAGTTTGGTTATGATTTACAATTAGCAGAAGTTCAATTAGGTGCAGTAAAGCAAAAAGAACAATACATAGAAGATCGTAAAGATAGAAGAGCTAAAGTACAAGCTACACAACAAAGTGAAATGATTGCTCAACGTAAAAACAATAGCGTGCCAGTTAATTTTGAAACTGGAGATCAAGCGCTCGAAGGATTAGGTATGGAGGCTTTTACCCCTAACTAATTCAATTATTAATTATATAATATTATATCATGTCAGAAGAAAAAGTAAAACAAGAAGGTGACTTTAAAATTAAGTCAGCTAAACTAAAAAAGAAATCATTTGTAGACGAACCTATAAAAGTAGATTTAACTAAAAAAACAACAGAAGATGCCATTCCAGTCGAAGAAACAGGAAAAGTGGTTGAAAGCAAACAAGCCGGAGATTTGGCTAAAGTGGACGAACAAGTACCAGAGCCCATTCAAATTGGTGAAGTTGAAAAACCAGAAGAAGAAGCAACATTAAAAGAGGTAACAAATGAGGTTATAGAAGAAAAACCTATAATACAACCTGAGAAAACAGTTGCACAGCTACCAGAAAATATTGAAAAATTAGTTGATTTCATGAAAGAGACTGGTGGTTCAATAGATGATTACGCAAGACTTAATGCGGATTATACTAATGTAGATGAAAATACTTTATTAAAAGAATATTACAAAAATACTAAACCACATTTAACTGAAGAAGATCTTTCATTTGTAATGGAAGAAAATTTTTCGTTTGATGAGGATGAAGATGAGGAGCGAGACATCCGCAAAAAGAAACTCGCAAAAAAAGAAGAGGTTGCAAAAGCTAAAAACTTTCTAGACGGTATGAAGGATAAATATTACAAGGACATCAAGTTGAGACCTAGTGATAATCCTGAACAAAAGAAAGCTATGGATTTTTTCAATCGCTACAACGAAGATCAGAAATTAGCTGAACAACGACATGGTAAGTTTTTAAACGAAACTAAACAAATTTTAAACGATGATTTCAAAGGTTTTGATTTCGAAGTCGGAGAAAAGAAGTTTAGATATGGTATAAAAAATCCATCTAGTGTTGCAGAAGATCAATCAAATATTAACAACTTTGTCAAGAAGTTCTTAGACAGTGAAGGAAATGTTAAAGATGCGAGAGGTTATCACAAGGCTATGTACGCTGCTCAAAACGTAGATAAAATTATAAATCATTTTTATGAACAAGGAAAGACTGATGGTATAAAAACCGTGGTTGAAGGATCTAAAAATCCAAGCGCTGATGGACCTCGTCCAACTGCAGGAGGTGATCAATTTATAGGAGGGTTTAAAGTTAAAGCGTTAGACGGTGTTAGCACATCTAAGTTAAGAATTAACAAAAGTAAATTTAACTAAAAAACAAAAACTAAAATTATGGGAGTATTAAGTCCTCAATTTGGTAGTTTATTACCTTCACAAGCACAACAACTTTTGACGAATAACTACCTACAATTTAACACTGCTGGTGCAAATGATTTTGCTCAACAGTATCTACCTGAAGTCTATGAGGCTGAAGTAGAAAGATATGGAAACAGAACTATTTCTGGTTTCTTAAGAATGGTTGGCGCTGAAATGCCAATGACATCTGATCAAGTAATTTGGTCTGAACAAAATAGATTACACATTGCTTATGATAACGTAGCTGTAACAGCTTTGGGTGAATTTACTGTGCCTGCTGGTGCTGTAAACGTTGTTTACCAAAACATGACTATTGTAGTTATGGACCCTGCAAATCCTTCTGGAACTGTAAAAGCAATTGTAACTGATTCAACTACTAACGCCGGTTACGGTGGTGCTGCTGGAACATCATTTATTGCTGTTGCTTATACACAAGCACAAATTAATCCTGGCGCTGCTGGTGCAGCTCTTGCTGGATTAAAAGTATTTGTATATGGTTCAGAATATGCTAAAGGAACTGTTGGACCTCTTAACGAGTCTATCACTCCTTCTTTTACACAATTTTCTAACTCACCAATCATATTAAAATCTAGATATGCTATATCTGGTTCTGATACTGCACAAATCGGTTGGGTTGAAGTTGCTGCTGAAGATGGAACATCTGGTTACTTATGGTATTTAAAAGCTGAAGGTGAAACTAGATTACGTTTCGAAGATTACTTAGAAATGAGTATGATTGAAGGTGAGCTTACCACAGCTGGATCTGGAGCTAGAGCTGCTGTTCTTCCAGGATTTACTGGAGCTGGAGTAGGTGGTATCTTTGTAAAAGGTACACAAGGTCTATTCTCTGCAATTAACACAAGAGGTAATATCTTATCTGGCTACGCTGGATCATTACAAGATTTTGACTCTGTATTAGAAAATTTAGATACTCAAGGAGCTATTGAAGAAAACATGCTTTTCTTAGATAGAAAAACTGAGTTACTATTTGATAATATGTTAGCACAACAAAACTCTTACGGAGCTGGAGGTACATCTTACGGTGTATTTGAAAACTCTGAAGAAATGGCGTTAAACTTAGGATTTTCTGGATTCAGAAGAGGTTCTTATGACTTCTACAAGACTTCATGGAAATACTTAAACGATGCTTCTACAAGAGGTGGTTCTGGTAACTTTGTTAACGGTGACAATATCGATGGTGTATTAATTCCAGCTGGAACTTCTACAGTATACGATCAATTACTAGGAACAAACATCAGACGTCCTTTCTTACACGTAAGATATAGAGCTTCTCAAGCAGATGACAGAAGAATGAAATCATGGTTAACAGGTTCTGTTGGCGGTGCTCAAACTTCTACTTTAGATGCAATGGAAGTAAACTTCTTATCTGAAAGATGTTTATGTGTACAAGCTGCAAACAATTTCGTATTGTTTACTGCTTAATATTTATTGTGATATTTACCCTCGTAAAAACTACGGGGGTAATTATTACTCTTATTTTTATTAATTTTTATTATATTATATCATGTCAAAAACAAAAACAAAAGAAGTACAAGTAGATAATACTTGGGAAGTAAAAGATAGAAATTATTTTTTACTAGGTGATAAATCACCTATAACATACACACTTAAATCAAGACACACAGAGAAATACCCTCTATTATGGTTTGATGAAGAAAAAAAAGAACAAAGAGCATTAAGGTATGCAACTAATCAATCATCACCTTTTACTGATGAACAAATAGGAGAAGTTACATTGCAACACATAATGTTTAAAGATGGTACATTATCAGTACCTAAAGAATATCAAGCTTTACAAAAGCTTTTATCATTATATCACCCAGATCTAAATATGAGATATGCTGAATTTAACCCTGTAGCAGTAGCTAAAGATGAGTTAATAGATTTAGAAGTAGAAATCATGGCTTTAAATGCTGCTAAAAACATGGACTTAGATCACGCTGAAGCAATACTAAGAGTTGAAGTAGGTTCGAGTGTAAATGAATTAGAATCTAAAGAAATAAAAAGAGACATATTATTATTTGCAAAAAGAGATCCTAAGTTATTTATTAGTTTAGCTAAAGATGATAATATTCAATTAAGAAACTTTGGAATTAAAGCAACAGAACAAGGAATAATTCAGTTAGTAAATAAAAACAGAGACTTTGTTTGGGGTGCTAATAAAAAGAAACTAATCACGGTTCCTTTTGATGAAAATCCTTACGCTGCTTTAGCTGCTTGGTTTAAAACAGATGAAGGGGTAGAGGTTTATAAATCTATCGAGAAAAAGTTCTCATAACCTGTAATACTAATATAGGGCTCGATCACTCGGGCCCAATATTATAATAAAAATACACAAATGGCAATAAACGTAGATACTGTATATAAAACAGTCTTATTAATACTTAATCAACAACAAAGAGGATATATGACACCTGATGAGTTTAACAAAGTTGGAACTCAGGTACAGTTAAATATATTTGAAAGATATGCTGATGACTTAAATCAACAATATCGCATGCCACAAAACGACACGAGCTATGCTAATCGTGTTAAAAATATTGAAGACAACTTACAATTTTTCCAAAGAACTGGTGCTACAACTTATGTAGGGCCACATTTTACATTAACACCTACAGACATATATAGACTTGGCTCTGTAATTTTTAATGGCACAGAGTTAACACAATACTCTCAAAGAAGTGAAGTAACACAATTACTACTTTCTCCACTTACAAAACCTACTAATGATTTTCCTGTTTATTTGTATGAACAAGATTTATTATACTTGTACCCTACAACAATACAAGCAGGTGTTACTATATCTTATCTTAAAAAACCTGCAGATATAAAATGGACTTATAGTGTTGGTGCTTTTGGGCAATTTCAATATGACGAAAATGGAGCAGGTGCTCAAGGTTTTGAACTTAACGTTTCAGAACAAACAAATGTTATAACTAGAATATTAGCTTACGCTGGGGTTATAATAAATGATCCTACTATAATTCAAGTAGCTTCTCAAGAAATAGCGCAAGACGAACAAAACTCAAAAATGTAAAAAATGGCAAGACCTGACGGAGGATTAATCCAAGAAACAAACTTACAATATTACGCGGGCGCGCAGATCATATATACTTCAGTTAATTTAACAAGAATATATACATTTACTTTTAACACATCTTTAAGTTTAGGTAGCGCTACTAGTTGGAATCCTGGTGATCCTGATTTTGGTTTAAACAATTTTAGAATATACACTAGTCCTAACGGTATATCAAATTGGACTGAATTTATAACTACATTTACTTTAACCGTAGGATCTACAGGTAGCGTAATAACTTTAGGTGTTGCTCAACCATTAGGTACTTATGTTAAAGTACAATTAAAAGCTGACGCTGTACAAAATAACTACGGTGGTTATGAGTATATAAAATTAAAAGATATTATAAATAACTTTATGGTTGCTTACGTTGGTCAAGATAAACTTATACCTAATGTAAGAAGAAGTGACGTTATATTTCATGCTAAGCGTGGCTTACAAGAATTTAGTTATGATACATTAAAAAGCATTAAAGCTCAAGAGTTAAGTGTACCGCCTAGTTTATCTATAATAATACCACAAGATTATGTAAATTATGTTAAAATGTCTTGGGTAGATACTTTAGGTATAAAGCATACTATATATCCTACTCAGCTTACTAGTAGTCCAAGTGAATCTCCTGTGCAAGATCAAGCAGGTAATTTAGTTCAAGATAATTTTGCTGAAAATGTAGATGGTACTTCTCAAACAAATACAAGATGGCAAGGTGCAAACACTAGATTAATAACAGGCGCTTGGAATCAACAAGACTTAAACAATGGTTTACTGCTTGATTGGTGGGGTGAAAACTGGGGTTACAATGGTTATTATGGCCAAAGATATGGATTAGACCCAGTAACAACACAAACAAACGGTTGGTTTAATATAGATGAAAAACAAGGAACTATAAATTTTTCTAGTGATTTAACAGGTAAGTTAGTAATGTTAGAATACATTTCTGATGGTTTAGCTTATGATTTAGATACTAGATTACCTAAGATGGCTGAAGAAGCAATGTATGCTCATCTTAACCATGCTATACTTTCAACTAGAGCAAACACGCAAGAGTACATAGTGCGAAGATATAAGCAAGAAAGATACGCTAAACTTAGAAATACTAAGATAAGATTGTCTAATGTTAAATTAGATGAAATAGTACAAGTAATGAGAAATAAATCTAAATGGATTAAATCATAATACATGGCAGAAATTAAAAATACCTTTTTAAAAGGTAAAATGAATCAAGATCTTGACTCTCGATTACTGCCAAATGGTGAGTATAGAGAAGCTATAAACTTAATGATTAGTAGATCAGAAGGGTCAACTGTTGGTGAGTTTGAAAATGTATTAGGTAATACTGTTATAAGAGAAATTGATGGTAATGAATCTGTTGTTATAGGTCATTTTATAGATGAAACAAATAACATAGCTTATTTTCTTTGGACTGATTTTGATAGCGCTTCAGGCGCTAGAGCAACAAACTCTAATAATTGTGGCATAACACAAATAAGTTTAAATGCTCCATATACACCTGTTATATTAGTAGAAGGTTTTTTCTTAAATTTTAATAAATCATTTCCAGTCAC